TGTGGACCAAAATACAGGTCAAGTGACGATTACTGCAACTGGTAGTGGTGGATCATCTCAGTTTGTAACTACTGCTGCGGGTATTCATACACTCTCTAATGTTGGCATCGGAACCACAAATCCAACAAGAGCTCTTACTGTGGTCGGTAGTGGAACATCAACATCTCAACTTTTTGTTACTGGCGTTTCCACTTTTGTTTCTGATATTGTAGTTAATGATGTAACGGTTGGACGTGGTGGAGGAGAACTTACTAACACTGGTGTTGGATATCAAGTTCTTTATTCTGATATAAGTTCTGCGAATTATAACGTTGCTATTGGTTATAGATCTCTTTATCTATCCACTGGGGTCAGTGAAGCCAACACTGCTGTTGGGTATGAAACACTTTATAATACCAATAATGGGACCGGCACCAGTGGGGCGCAAGGATGTAATAACGATGCATTCGGATACAGAGCGTTAAAAGGAAATACTACAGGAAATCAAAATACTGCCGTTGGGAGTCTTGCACTACAGTCTAATACATCTGGATCTGGGAATGTTGCTATAGGACACGGTGCAAATAATACAAATACCACAGCAAATTATAACACTTCTATCGGTGTTGGCGCATTAGCATCCAATACTACTGGAACTAAAAACGTTGCTATTGGGGCTATGGCTGGTCAGGGCGGCCCACAATTAGGAAGTTATAATGTTCTGATTGGCTCTGCAGAAGGAAGTTACTCAAGTCCAACATATGTACCACCAATTACTGATGGTAGTAATCAATTAGTAATTGGTGCTGGATATACCGCTTGGATTTATGGTAACAGTTCTTATAATGTTGGCATTGGAACCACAAATCCAACAAGCACACTTACAGTTCAAGGTGATCTAAGTGTAACTGGTGTTTCTACTTTTAATGGAAGAATAAATGGTAGTGCTGATGGAATTCTTTTTGATGTTGGTTCATACACTGGATCTGATGTACCCCTCAAACTTTGGATCGGTAATAGTGGAAGTGCAAGATACTTCCGTTTACTTCGTGGTAACGGCGGAACAGTTACATTTGACAATGCACACCCTGCTGGAGACAATAATCATAGGGCTCCAACGCATACATTTACTCAAACTGGATCTGAGTATTATGCATTATTTAATAACGGATCAGTAAAACTTTATCATCCAGGTAGTGCTAGTGGAATACTTGATCAAAAATTTGAAACCATAGGTGCTGGTGTAACAATCACTGGAACAACTTTCACAAATCAATTAAATGTTTCTGGTGTTTCTACTTTTGCTGGCATTACTACAGTCACTGGAACAACATTATTTGCTAAACAACTGAATGTTTCTGGTGTTTCAACTGTTGGTGTCGTAACTGGTGCTACTTATTTTGGTGATGCTTCTTATATTGTGAGTGGTAAATGGACTCTTGGAGCGAACGGATCTAGTGATTATACCTTTACTGGAATTGGATTTACACAAACAACAAATGACCCCGCTCTCTATCTCGCAAGAGGTGCAGTATATGAGTTTGTGAATAATATGGGTGCTCATCCATTTAGAATTCAAAGCACTCCAAATGGTTCTGCAGGAACTGAATATAATAATGGAGTGACAAATAATAATGTATCAAGTGGAACTCTAAGATTTGAGATTCCATTTAATGCTCCAAACACTCTGTATTATCAATGCACGGCTCATGCTGGAATGGGTGGAACAATCACAATTTATCCATCAGTCTAAGATGCTTAATAAATAACTAAAAAAATAACAGCAAATGTCTGCAATTATAACTGATCAGATTAGAATATTAAACGCCAAAAATTTTGTATCTGGTGTGAGTTCCTCTGCAAATTCATATTATTCTTTTATCGGATTACCAAATCCATCTGAGTATCAAACTGACTGGGACGAAAATCCACCAGCTCCTAAGGACAATTTTAATGAGGAAAATAGTTACTGGAATACAATGATTGCTCTGAAGAAAATTAATTCTTCAGATGCTCGCCAAGTTGTTCCAAAAAGAACTTGGAGCTCTGGAACAACTTATGATATGTATCGTCATGATTATAGCAGAACGAATATAGCTAAAGTTTCGGGAGCAACAAATCTATACTCTGCATTTTATTTTGTAATGAACAGCGAATATAGAGTTTATATTTGCTTACAAAATGGAATGACCCCCGAAACTCCGAATGGAAAGCCATCCCTTGATGAACCATTTTTCACTGACTTAGAACCAAGAGCAGCTGGTTCAAGTGGAGATGGATATATATGGAAATATCTTTATACTATTAAACCCGCAGATGTTGTAAAATTCGAATCCACTGATTTTATTCCTGTTCCTACAGGCTGGGCAACTTCATCTGATAATTCTGCTGTGAGACAGAATGCAGTTGATGGATCAATAAAAATTGTGGCCATCACAAATAGGGGTGTTGGAATAGGAACTGCAAATACGACGTATACCAGAGTTCCGATTAAGGGAGATGGTAGTGGAGCAGAATGTACAATTGTTATTAATAATGACCAAGAAGTAGAAACTGTAACGATATCAAACCAGGGGTCTGCATATACTTATGCAAATGTTGACTTAGTTGGAGGAAATGTGCCAACGGGAACAACACGACCAACATTTGATGTAATTATATCACCAAGAGGTGGTCATGGATATGATATTTATAGGGAACTTGGTGCATATAATGTTTTACTATACTCAAGAATTGAAAACAACAACGAAAATCCAGATTTTATCACAGGGAATCAAATCGCAAGAGTGGGTATTATCGAAAATCCAGAAGTGACAACAGGAACATTATTAACAGCAGATAGAGCAAGCGCAGTTAATGCTCTTCGTTTAACTGGAGCAGGATATAGTTCTGCAACTTTTACTGCAGATTCTTTTATAACTCAAACTGTTTCAACTGGAACAACTGCAGTTGGTAGAGTGATTAGTTACAATCAAATAACTGGAGTTTTGAAATATTGGCAAGATAAAACTCTTGCTGGATTTAATACAGTTGGAACTGCACAATCAAATCCAAGTTATGGGTTTGATTTAACAGAATTTACTTCTTCACCAGCAAGTGGAGGAACATTAACTATTGCTGGTGGATCAGTGGGAAGTTTAACAATTGATAATAATTACAGCGGTATATCTACGGTAATAAATAATAGAACATATTATCTTGGTCAAACTTTTTCTAGTGGGATATCAAGTCCAGAAGTAAAAAGACATTCAGGAAATATCATTTACGTTGATAATAGACCCTCAATTACAAGATCATCAAATCAAAAAGAAGATATTAAAGTCATTTTGCAGTTCTAAAAAATTATGTCTCAGCAAACAAATCTCAACGTAGCACCGTATTTTGATGACTTTAATCCTGGCGATGACTATCATAGGGTTCTTTTTAAACCAGGATATCCAGTTCAAGCAAGAGAACTAACAACTTTACAATCAATATTGCAAAATCAAATCGAAAGATTTGGGCAGCATTTTTTTAAAGAGGGTGCCAAGGTTATTCCAGGTAATACTGGATATAATGCCATTTACTATGCAGTCCAACTTCAAAATGATTATCTTGGAATTCCAGTTTCTGCGTATGCTTCACAATTAATTGGTTCAAAAATAACGGGAAAAACTTCGGGTGTAACTGCCGTTGTAGATAAAGTGCTTTTTCCACAAGATTCTGGAAGAGGAAATCTGACACTATACATCAATTATTTAAATTCTAGCACACAAAATAATTCAACTCAACAGTTTGCTGATGGAGAGCTTTTAACATCAAGTATTGTTATTACATCAGGTCTTCTAGGGAATACTACAATTCAAGCAAATGAACCATTTGCACTAACTTTAGCAAATAATGCAACTGCGGTTGGATCGTCATTTAATATCTCTCAAGGTGTTTATTTTATTAGAGGAAATTTTGTAAATGTAGATACTGAAACTTTAATATTAGACCAATATACAAATCAACCAAGTTATAGAATTGGTTTGTATATTAATGAAGAAATTATTACTTCTGATATTGATGAAAGACTCACAGATAATTCTCAGGGAAATAACAACTATGCAGCCCCTGGTGCGGATAGATTAAAAATATCAACATTTTTATTTAAAAAGTCCTTGACAGACT